TTCATCGCTTCTCCAACGAATGCGTCCCATACGTGGAGGTTGTTGGGGAGCCATCCTGTGAACTCATCACAGAACAACTCCTTATTACTTGTCATTACCTCGACAATTGGGTGCATGATCAGAATGGGATGTCGTCGCCGAGGTCACCTAAGTCTGCCTTGGGTGGCTCTTTCTTTTCGACCGACTTGCGCTGACCACCTCCGATAAGCTCAATCTCTCCGACAGATCCGGCCATCTTGATGCCTTTAGATCCGTCTGCCTTCTTGAACTCTTCGATGTGTGGGTCGCTGATGACGGCGTAGACCATCTGCCCCTTAACCAAGTATTCAGCCAGTGATGTTGCTCGCTTACCCCACAGGCTGGCATCAATCCATTGTGCTGGCCGGTTGCCGTCTTCGCCTTTGCGCCCGTGGTTGTAAGCCAAGGACAGATTACATACAGCGTCTCCAGTCCCAGCAGTACGGACTTCTGCGTCGCGGCCAATACGAAATACACCTGACAAATTTGCCATTGTTAATCCTTCAATTTGTAAAGAGTTGTTGCAGTTAACTCGAGCTTTGGTGGTTGGGATTTCTTTTCTCTTGGTGGCTCGACTTGGGCTACCACCCAACACCAAAAGTCAGCCAGTCGCAGATGCAACCAGTCCCAATACTCCTTCGATCTGTCAATCCTTGTGACAGCCATAACGTCGGGTGTCCATACTACGAACTCGCAGTAGTCCCTTTGCGTGATTTCCATAAGCCCCTGCATTTGCGCCATGTAATAGGGCGGGACTTCTGGGTAGACAACCTGCGAATACGGACACTTGACCTCAGCCACCCCCTTATCCCCAATAAGAAAATCGGGTGAACCACCAAGCCAAGCCATCTCCGGATGCGATACGAACCCCACCAGACTGACAGATGTAGGGTCATCAACGCACCTCGTGCTGTACTCACCAACTGCGTGAGCTTCATGTTCCTCTCCCCATTGTGATGCGGCATTGCCTTCAAACGGATCTTCCAATCCCATGAGTCTTCGCCAAAGTTGTTGGCGAGAACCGGGGCCGAGGCCAGCGGCCTGTCCGAAAGAGGAGGCTGTCAGCTTCCCCTCTCTGTCTTTAAACCATTGATCTGTTCTCTGGTGCGGGTTCATGCCTCTCCCTTGAACTGAAATGAATTCTTGTAGTTGCTTGGCAGAAGTTTCTTTGCGTCAGCCAAGAGCTTCTTTGGTATCGGCTTCCCGTCCAGATCAATCAACTGGTCAATGATGCTGTAGGTCATGGGAAGAACGACCCTGATGATTACGGCATCAACAGATGATTCATGCTCTGTCATTCCAACCCCGCCGCCAAAGCCTTGCAGAACTCCTCTGTCACAGCCTTCTCGTCGTTGCTCAGCAAAGCAAACTGACCGCGCAAGGACTCTTTGGTCTTGCACTCAGACAGCTTGCGCTTCAAATCATCGACCTGCTCTGCGGTCATCTTGGCCTTGATCTCTGGCTTGGCTGTGCCAGCTTTGACAGCTTCTGCCTTGCGGTCATTGACGTACTTGTTGTCGTCGTACAACCCGAGGTAGATGTCCGCAGAGAATCCCAGCATTGACAGAGCCTTGCCGATAGCATCTGTTAAGGATTTCTTCGGGGCTTCCTCGTCCGTGAAGTAGCCGTTCTTGTTCTTGCCGACAAAGGTTGTTTGTCCGAAGTGTTCGACTGTTCCGGTTCCGGTGTGGACACGGTCGCCATTCCCGTTCGTTGCAAAGACTGGGTAGCTCAGGTGGATACGGACAAAGTGGATGGACTCTTGCGCCACCATGTGCCTCTTGGTGGTTTCCATAATCAAAACTCGCTCTCCTTTTTCGTTCGTTTCCCACTCTTGTGCTACGTCTTCCACAATGATAGGAGTCCCCGGCATCAAGCCCTGCTCAATAATCTTGACAGACCAGAGGTGGCCCATTGGCCCCCACAACTCTGTTGCCTTGCGGACTTGGTAGGTGTGGTTGATGGCCGTGCCGGAGAAGCCACCGCCCCTACTGAACGCCTTAACGTGCCGTGGGTCTGTGGTGCATGTGTCATTCCAGACACTCAAAAACTCATTGCTCTGCTCTGACATTGTGTTCCTTTCGTTGATGATGTGTAAAGTAATTTGCTTGCGAGGCTTGCCAAGTATACATTATTTGCATTGATTATGCAATCAATTGACGAGTTTGTTAACAAAGACCAACTAAACCAAATGGGTAATGGTTTCCCCTGCTTGCATTTTATTTGTCAATCAGCGACACTCGCTCCGCAGGGTAGGTTCTTGGTCGCTCCGAGGGCTGAAAGCATTGGTAGTTTTTTCCTTTCGACCAGTGTTCCCTGTCCCTTCGGGGTTTCAAAAGAAAGGCGAGAAAGGACTCCATGTTCAGTTATCAATTTCATATCAGGGACTACCTGACGAAGACAAGGCATCTCAGCCTGACAGAAGACTTGGCGTACCGTCGTTTGATGGACGTGTACTACACAGAAGAAACCCCACTCCCATCTGACCCAGAACTTTGCGCTCGCCTGATTGCCATGCGCGAGTACGCTGATGACGTTGCTCGTGTGCTTGAGGAATTCTTTGTCTTATCCGATGGCGGCTGGAAGAACGACCGTTGCGACTACGAGATCGAGAAGTATCACGGCAAAGCCGAGTCAGCACGACGAGCAAACAAAGCCAAGATTGAAAAGAAAACTCTGAAATCAGAACTGAAATCAGAACCGATTCAGAACGCAACCCAAGAACCCAAGAACCCAAAAACCCATAAACCTACTCCTGTGGTTGAGGGGTTTGATTCCTTCTGGAAAGCATACCCGCGCAAGGTAGCAAAGGCTGAGGCACAGAAGGCGTTCAACAAGATCAAGCCTGATGCTGACGTGCTGGCGCAGATGATCTCGTCCATTGCGAGGTCATGCGAATCCACAGACTGGCTGAAAGACAACGGCCAATTCATTCCATTCCCAAGTACATGGTTGAACCAGCGTAGGTGGGAAGACGAGAGTACCGAACCATCAATCCAATTCGAGGGGATGCTATGACAGATTTCAACAGACAGACAGATATTGACGAGAAGCTCAGCGGCCTTGAGCAAAAGCTCAGCACCGTACAGGAAAGACTTGAAAGACATTACGAATCTGGATGGAATGCCGCGCTGGAGATGGCGGCCTTCAATATCGAGCATGGATTTGCCAAAGCATTCGGCAAAGACACTCTATCGAGCATTGCAATATTTATCAGGGAGATGAAGAAATGAACAAAGCAAGGTTAATCAGAGAGATGAAAGAAAAAGACCCATCTTTGAAAAGCATGGATATTGCCAAGGCTGTTGGTGTCGCCAGTAATTATGTGTCTCACATATTGTGGAGGTCTACCACTCCGCATAAAAAGAAGGAAGACTATCAAAAGGCTTTTCAATATCAGTTTGCTCAAAACGAAGAATTGAAAAAGCAGATAGAACAGCTTGAAGAAGAACTTACAAAACTGAGATACGTCATTAAATTCTTAAGAGAAAACTAAGAGGAATGAAGAAGTGAACAACGAAAAAGTAATCTCTTTACCAGCATCCACAAACTACACGGCTGAGCAAGCATGAAACCAATCGCATACATCAATGTCGAGAAGCGCACACTGGAATTTGCAGAGCCGATCAAATGGTATACACCTACTGTTGCAAATCTAGATCGAATTCCATTGTTTACCAAAGAAGCCTTGGCACAGACGCAAGAGCCTGTGGCTTATTCAGGCAACGGCACTGCTGGACGAGAAGCAGATGTGCGACCTACTGGGTTCTTTTTTCAAATGCCAAAGCCTGTGACACAGCCAGAGCCACCACAGCGCAAGCCGCTAACGATAGGGGACGTCAAAATCATTTGGCAAAATCTTGACGTTCGAGAGGGGGTGATTATGGGTCTTGTCAGAGCCGTTGAAGCCGCCCACGGCATAAAGGAGAACACATGAAAAATCCACTACCAGATGGAGCCGGAGAGATCTATGATTTACGTATAAACAAGAAGATGGTTCCGAATGAAATTGTTTTTGTGTCCATGATTGGAGACTTGGTCGACGGCAACTGGATTGTTTATGTTGATCCAAACAGAAATCCAGAAAGCTACAACTGGATCTGGGCATGGAACCTGCAAATCTGTTTGGTCTACGACGCATCTGTTCATAGAGATTCGGTCAAGCATCTTGCAGAAACTATTGCAAAGGCCAAGCCTAACGGCGGCTATATGTTGGGCGATAAGTTTCATGGCTACCTGTACCTGTGGAATGTGGACAAGCAAGCTGGGGCGCATCTCACATACTCGCCAGAGATATACGGAGACATTGAGCTTGGTCTAACAACACATCCAGCACAGACTGTTTACAGAAGAGTCTATGACTATGAGTTGGAATTTTTATTGGGGGTCGACAGTGTTAAATGAAATGATCTTTACAGCAGACAGCGTAGACTTTGCGGAGTACGCGAGCGAGCCGCACGACAAAGACAAGATCGTTGCGCCCAAGGCATACAGGGATGAAACCATTGCTCTGTTGAGTGGTGGCGAGATGGTTAGTGGCGCACGACTTCCTTGGCTTAAGACCCATGACCACATCAGATTCCGTCCGGGCGAGGTGAGCCTATGGATGGGCA